TACATATCATTTGCCAGAGTATAAAATTAACCGGTGTATTAAACATCTTAGTATTTGTGATTTTGATACTACAAATGATATTGAAGAATGGTCACTACTTCGTGCGGGATTTTTAACAAATAATTCTTCTAATCAAATAGTGTTTTATTTCTTAAGAAAGAAAGATAATAAACAAATAAGTTATAATTCTGAAAAATTAGAAAGTATACCAACTGGAATTTGTTTTTATGAATTTTATTTAAATTCCACTCATGTTAAAATACTATTTGATTGGGATAAATACACAGAGTATTTCACCAATCGTTATGCACCATTAAATGATGATAAATTATATATTACCGCATACAAAGGAAACAAGAATCAAATAACAAGTAAAGGATTTTTGAATTCGTCTGTCGTGACTGAAAATAACATTAATATAGCAAAATGCTATTACAATTTAAGATTGTATGAGTATAAATACAGTGGGGAAACTTATGAATTGCGACAACAAGGTTGGGCTGATTCTATCGGATATCCTGTTTTCTATTATATAAAAGAAGGGGCGCCGTTAGAAGATATGCAAATGTTTAATGAAATCGATGTAACACAAAGACCTAGCGGTATATTGCATTACGTATTGGATAACAAAAATATTCGAGTAGAATTTGATTTTGATTGGGATTCTTTTTTTAAATATTTTCCAAATGATATTTACAGATATTCTGAAAAAAATGCGATTAAAATAAATCCTATTGAGTTTGAATATGCTAGAAAAACCGATTTGATACTTCCTTATATTGAGGACGTTTCATTAGGTCAAGAAGATTCTGGGTTGGCAATATATGAATACTTTAGATCACTTTACGTCATCTTCAATAAGCCTGTTAAATACAATTCTATTTTAAATAAGTTGAAAATTGGAGTAAATAGAAACTATTGGACAACAGAACCCGAAAAAGTAAAAATAAACATTGTCGTTGGTCAATTTGATCAAAGGCAAACCTTAGTTAATCCTCGGATATACACTTTTAATTTTAAAGAATTGTCTCCAAATTATATTAACGACAATGAAACTGAATTTTATTTTTATGATAAAAATGTCGTAATAAATAAAGGGGAAATAGTTGGTATTAGATCTGGCAATACAGCAGCGGGTGATGATTTTATATTTTTGGTTAGTAGATCTGAAAAATACAGCGATTATGTGTACGCAAGTAGTACAATAGATGGTGTATTTGTTGCCACAAACCAATTTACTACATTTCAATACAGTGTAGTAGAATTTGATACAAATCTTGCAACTCAAGCTTCCGTGGAAGCTCTACAAACATCTGTTAATGTACTTATAAATAATGAAGCAAAATCATCAAATATTTTAACAGATACAGTTACAGGTGAAAAATACAAAATACAAGTAGCGAATGGTAAATTAACACTAAAATCGTTAAAATACAAACGAATTTTGTTAATTGGGACTTCGCAAACACATCATGACCCATCAGAATCTGTAGGATGGTATGTGAATAGAGCTATGGCCGGCAGTATTGATAATAATGTGTTGCCCTCATACTTATTAAGAGGAATACAAAAAACATCCCCAGATGCAACCATTTCTATAATGAATGATTATTCTTGGCAAAGGAATTATGTAAACTTTGATTACTCTGTATTTGATAGTACCATTGAGAGTGTTAATCCTGATATTATATTTTTAGTGACAGCTGGTAATAGTACCTATTCTGAAGAATTAGAACCTTCTGCCGAAGAATATTTGGATTACTTAAAGAGTAAAGCTCCCGGTGCAGATATCTACACTTTGGTTGGTTGGTATGGACAACAAAAAGCAAATGCCATTACTGAAGCTAGTCTTAAAAAAGGCGCAATTCCTGTTAATGTGTCAGCGAATTATAATTCATTGAACACTTGGTTGGTGGGAGATTACTATTATGGAAACAATACATACTATCCAATAGTTAATGAGGGTGTAGCGACACATCCGAATGACATGGGTCACATGTTAAATGCAAATCAGTTACTGAATGCGTGTTATGCCGATAATAATGAATCTGAAATATATAATATTACTATTAATATTACAGGAGCAGGGAAGATAACAACCCCGAATAATAGATGGGTAAAAGAAGGTATAGTAACATTAAGAGTTGTATCAGGAACTATCTCTGAGATTACAGGTCAAACAAAAAATGGTAGTACAGTTAGTTTAGTAAGTAGGACTAATGATGTGAATTCAAATTGGTCAAATTATTACACATTCATAATGCCCAATGAGGATGTTATAATTAATTGTGTTTTCAAATAACAAAATAATATATAATGTACCGCTACATCTCCTACATATCCGACCTCGCAAATTGGGCTAAGTCCATCGCCATAGCCGCCGTTGTCACGGCGATGGACTTCGTTTCGCCGATCGAGAATTTCTTGGTGGTGATCCTGTCGCTGGCCTTCATCGATACGTTCTGGGGGTTGGCTGCGGATCACGGGGATTTCCGGAAGAGTAAGTTCATCCGTAGCTGGTTATACATGCTTGTGTATTTCCTGATAATTATCATTTCGTTTTGGATAGGCGTGATGATGGATATATCGGAGGATAACGCCAAGGCTTTCGTGTCTTGGATCACGTGGGCGATGATATGGTTTTACGGGACCAATGTCTTAAAGAACATGGGCAAGGTATTCCCGGATAACAAGGTGATAGCCTTCTTGTATTGGGTTGCCGCCGTAAAATTCATTAGTAAGGTCAATTTCTTGGATGAGTATAACAAGACAAAGAATAAAAAAGGCTCCCCAAATCCAAAAGGATAGGGGGAGCTGGATAAATTTTAGCTTCCTGTCTTTCGCAAGGGAGGATAGCAAGGTTAACAAAGCGCATAAAAGTATAAAAAATAATTGATATGAGAACGATTAACAGGAAAATCAACTTGATCGTGATCCATTGTTCGGCCACTAGGGTAGATAAGGATTATACCCCTGAGCAATTAGAGAGAGACCACAAGGCGAGAGGATTCAACTCCGCGGGTTATAACTATTATATCCGGAAGAGCGGGGAGATAGTATCTATGCGTCCATTGGAATTGATTCCGGCTCATGTGACCGGATATAACAAGAACAGTATAGGAATATGCTATGAAGGTGGTCTTGATCCGGACGGGAATCCGGATGATACACGTACGGAGGCACAGAGACAGTCGATTATAAGGCTGTTGTTGGATTTGGTCGTACAGTTCCCAGATAGTAGGATCTGCGGTCATCGTGACCTATCCCCGGATCTTAACGGTAACGGTAAGATTGAACCGGACGAGTGGATGAAGATGTGTCCGTGTTTTAATGCCGAGGAGGAGTATCGCAATATATGAAACCTTGGCAAGTAATATTAATACTAGTGTGCTTGGTAGCCAGTTTCACGGCTGGCTACCATATCCGGGGGGATGTGGCTAGTGATTCGATATCCAAGACCGACACGTTCGGCAAGGTGGATACGATACATGACAGCATCCCGTACCCGGTCTATGAGACACTGGTACAAACAATACCTGAGCCGTTCCCTGTTTATATCACGTTGGACGGTGACACGGTAAAGGAACCTGTATATGTTCCGGTACCCATAACTCAAAAGGAGTACAAGACGGATGATTACCGGCTGTCAATATCCGGCTATAAGCCAAATCTCGATTACATCGAGGTTTATAGAAGGACTGAGTATATAACCAAGACAATGAATCCACGTAGATGGGGAATAGGAGTTATAGCAGGTTATGGGATCGGTAAGAATGGCTTGTCACCCTATGTCGGGATAGGTGGGTTCTATAGGATCTGGTAATGAGTAATACCCATAGGGGCGGGTATTGAATAAAGCCCCTATTCCTCCAACTCTTCTACCTTCCGGAGGAAAGACATAACTCCATGTATGTTTTTCGGGGCTTGTACCTATAAAACATACGTGGAGTTATTTTGTTTAACAAAATCTATAAAAAAGTTATGAGT